AGTAGTAAAGTTTTGACGTCTTAAAGCCTGTGTTCCAAGGGCAACACTATGACTTCCAAGAGTGTCGGCAGATAAAGAAAGATAACCTGTAGCAACATTGTTTCCACCAGTAGTAAGGGCATCGCCAGTTAGGCCACCTATGAGTGTGTTTTTAAGTCCTGTGGTTACTGCTTGACCAGCCGAATAACCTACTGCTACATTGTACATATCAGTAGCTGTTGCAGGGTCTTGCGTGTAGAGTGCAAGCCTACCAATAGCCACTGAGTTACTTCCGTCTACATTGTTGTGTAGCGCACTTTGACCTATAGCTACATTGTAGGCTCCAACAGTATTAGAAGTTAATGCCAAAGCACCTACAGCCGTATTATCAAGACCAGTATTAGTAGCATCTCCTGATGCATAACCTACAAACGTATTGTAATCACCAGTCGTAATCGCAGTACCAGCTTCGTCACCCACAGCCACGTTGTAGTTACCGCCAGATGCTATTGAGTTACCTGCATTAACACCTGCAACAAAGTTAGATGTACCTGATGTTGAGGTAAATATATTGCCTTTAAAGTCTACACCTGTAGTACCTGTCGGAACTTGAAAAACCACCGCATCAGCATCATTCTTAATTGTAACGTCGCCAGTAGAACCTTGACCTGTAACAATTATACCTTCTGCACTTGTGTAACCAATAGCTGCCGCATCTCCAGCGGCTGTGTCACCTGCCACATTTAAAGCGTTAGCAACAAATAAATCTCCAGCCATACTGACATCTGTAAGTAAATCAAAAACCGCCCCACCAGAGCCAGCTCCGTCTGTCGCAATCATCTTAACTTGACCATTGGCAATATTTATAGTCGCACCAGTTCCTTGCTTAATTGTTATAATCTGGCTTCCACTAGTTGCATTTTCTATTATCCAAACTTTAGAAACAGTGTTTGGGGCGAGAGTAATTACCCTGGTTGTAGTTAAATCTGCACTTGAAGTAATTTTAAGGTAAAATGACCTCGCTGCATCAGCCGCACCGTCTGCCATTGTTATTGTTGTATCTGCGTTTCCTATAGTTTCAGTGCCATAGCCAAAAGCCTCACCGATCAATTCTAGGTTTGTGTTTGTTACTGTACCCCATGACCCTGACGCATCGCCTGTAGCCATCTCGTTAAGTCTGAGGTCATTTACATAGGTACTAGCCATATCAATCTATCCTTATTATTGCATTTGCTCCTGCGGCTGGGAAAACAATTTGAAACGTACCGCCAGCGACTGTGAAGTCACCACCAAAGGCAAGAACCGCTATAGCCTTGTTACTTGCGCTTGAATTATAAATTAAAGCACCGTTTGCCGTGAACGTAGCTGAAGTCCAACTTGGATCTGCCGCGTCAAAGTAAGCTGTCGTGCCACTCGTTGCCACTGCTCTAGATGTAAGCTCAACACCGCCAGTCGCGTAACCGTTACCATTAGCAACCTCATTAGAAGTTGAGTATGCTGTAGTTGATGCTCCTAAACTAGCGGAACTAGTGAAAAGAGCAATTTTTATTGTATCTGCTACAAGGTCATGGACTTCATCTAAGATTTCAGCCTTGAAACTTGTACACATTGCCTGTGATATTGCCATTATATTCCTCCGTTATATTCAGCAGCGTAGTTTCTCTGCATTTCCTGCTGTAGCAATTGAATTGCCTCGTCAAATTGTGCCTTGTATAATTGTAACGTATCTGCGGCTTTAAGGAAAGCAGAAGTTTCATACAAACATGCCGCCAGTAAAGCCGCCTCAGCGTTATCTCCTATCCAAGACGTTGTGTTGCTCGAAGATAGACCAGTCTCTGGAGCGATATAGTCAACCTTGTAAGCGAGAGTTGCACTGGGTGTTGGTGCAAGGGTAAAAACTGTGCCTGATGTAGACGCAGAATCTGTAGAGTAAATTCTTGGCGTTCCTGTCGTGGATGCGTTAGGCCAATAATCTCTTAAATATGAATCAATTCTGTGATCTAAATAAACCACGTTACTACTTGAATCTGTAATGGAAACTTGCCTTATCATTCTTGCAGTCGTCACAGTGTATTGAGAAGTACCCACAACAAGAGTTCCAGATGCACTTCCCCTGTATGCAGGTAAATTAGGAAGACGTTGGTAAATCATATCCTCAGCCTGGGAAATAATTGTATCTATAGAAGTTGTTAATTCTGAAGAATCATCTTCCATAAAATTTTGAATGTTAGTCTTTAGTGCTGAGTAATTCATTTAATCGCCCCATTCTCCTTCACCCCAAGATGAGTTGCCCCAACCTTGTAAGTTTACTGCCTCTGTTCCTATTGCACCTGTGCCAGCCACGCCAGACTCTGTAATTGATAGTTGCATGTTTGGTCCGTCTGTCTCGCCAAACACACCGACTGCACCTGTGCCAGCCAATCCAGTTTCATTAATAACAGCCGCTAAGGTAAACGAACCTATCGCACCTGTCGCGGCTACACCTGTCTCAGTAATAAAGGCAAGTGGTATTTCAGTTCCAATTGCACCTGTACCAGCGACACCAGTGACTTCCACTGAAGTAAATATATAAACCTCTGAATCTTTTCCGTTCCCGACAGTGCCTACACCCCTCATTCCAATACCAGGGAGTGTCCTTGGGTCTACTGTCCAATCTTGTGTGTAACCGACAAAGAACTTAAAATTATCTGGGTCATTATCTGGCCTGGGATTAAATAATGCCGTGGCATCTATAACATTTTTAGCTGGCGTAAGCTGAGGATGTTTTGGCTCCCAGTCTTCTGGCTCTACACGCAATCCATCCCAAGTAGTCTTTAAATTAGTATATTTGACTTTAAAGCCACTTCTGTCGCCTATCGCATTGGATTTTTTTCCTCTTGCGTACCTTGCCATTATCCTAAGTTCATTCCTGTTGGATGAATCCTCAAACTTACTCCGTCATTATCTGACGAAGCCGCTAAATTAAATGAACGCTCATAAACACTATCAAGTATTTGAAATTTGTCTGTCGCGTACTTTAAAGCTAATTTACTTGCCAAACCTGCACATATACAGTCACTCCACCTGTATGGAACATCTGCATCTTGATTGGACAGGGTCACATCTTCTAATTGATTGATTGCCCAGTAAACCATGCTGTATGTCGAAACGTCAGGTATCTGCCAGAAATAAATTTGTGGCGTGTACTGCTTGTCGAGCATATACTGACTTGGCTTACCGCTACTGGTTTTATTTGGTAACTGATTGTAATCGGCAATTGAAATACGATTAAGCATTTGATCAGCCGTATCAGTGCCAGAGCTATCTGCTATAACTGCATCAATAATGTCTATCGTTCCTGCTGGCAATGTGTATGGAGTTGTCTGGTCTTTTACTAAAGTCAATGTGTTCTTTGACACCGTCCAGTAATTTATGCCTCTGTTAGCCCACTCAGAAAACAGTAGGTTCAAACTGCGTCTTGCCGATACAGCTTGATCACCTGTCCTAGTCTGTGGATCTATTCCGCACCGCTCGTAGGCTTCCGAAATAATCTCTTCAACGTCTGGTCTAAATGCTACCGTTCCTGAAGTTGCCATATTTAATACTCTTTAATTGCTCTTATCACAATCTGATAAGCATCACCTGCCGCACCAGCCCCTGTTGTCGTAAATTTAATGTCGCCAGTTCCACTTGATCCGTATGAACTACTTGTCGGTAGCCCTCCAAATTTTGAAAAGTCTTGGTATCCTGACTGACCTTCATCTAAATGCAAAACAATAACGTCTGTATCCGCATCCGCTAAAACTTCTACAGTCATTGCATTTATTACCCACCAACACTCAACAATTCTTATGCCAGTACATGTGTCGCCATTTGCGCTTTTAGTTAGACCAGAGACATCTATTTTAGAAACAGCACTTTCATTGCCACCGTCAACATATTGATATTGAAAAGCGTAAACAACTTCACGAGTGTTTTCTGAAATTTTAGTTGTCGTTGTAATATCTGCCACTTTACTCTCCTAATGTGTAGGTGAGGTTTTACCCCCACCTAATTAATTATGCGATTTGAACATATTCAATAATGAATGTGAACGATCCTGCTGTTGTCGCATCGACAGTATTTGTAATGTTACAGTAAATAGTTCTTTCAGTGTCTGTATATTGAACAGAAGCTGGTGCAGTTGTACCATCTTGTGTCTGAAGAACCAAAGTGGTCACAGTTACGTTATGCTCAACAACGGTTGTACCGCCATCAAGGATTTCATCAGTCTGAGCCGCAACGATTTGTGCGCCTGAGCTAGATGTTCCAACTTCGTAACCAATGTCACCAGTTCCAATCACAGGAGCTGTGTCACAAAATATCTTAATGTCAGTGATGATTGTGTTTGCTGGCTGAGTAAACTCACCAATTGTCGGGCTATCGCCAGCAGTAGTGTTAACAGTAACACCTGTCGCAAAGCCGACGTGTTTTACATATTTATTTGTGACAATACCTGTTGAGGCAATAACCGCTGTATCAGTGTATGCGCCTGTTGTAGCATTTTTAGATACTACTTTAAAACCGTTTTCGGAGCGTACTGCTCCTGTAAATGTTGTATTAGCCATGTGTGTCTCCTTGTCTTGGCTAGTGTCAGTTGAAAAATGCAACTGTCAAGGTGAAAAGGGAGGAGATAATCCCCTCCCTCAATTTTTTATTATGCGCCTTCAGATCCGAAGATGCCACGCCAGTCAGTGTGACCGAAAGAATATCTCTCACGGACTTTGTAGCGTACATTTCCAGTTTCGAAGTCACCTTCCATGCCTTTTTTCATAGGCGATCTTTGGAACATTTTCAAGCCGTCAGGTACGTCAGTCTTTACAAACCACGCATCTGAGTCTGTCAACCGACGCATAACATGTGCGCCATTAGGTAGGTATCCACCTGACTTAATAGCGTTGATGTCATTATCGGCTGTGCCTGTTCTCAATTGAGATTCCAACAGACGCTCCGCTGTAAATGTGTAAGCTGTCGGTATTACCAAAGTAGTACCTACTGCCGCAATTCGAAGACCTCTGTCATCCTTCATATCAGCAATGTTGATAAGAACGGACTCTAGTGAAGTCTCTGAAAGGTCAGCCGCTGTGCCTAACACATTTGATTGGTTACCATTTTGGGTTGGGTGTGATGCACTTAGTAGTGTAACACCGTCACCGCCTGTGTAACCAGCAGTTTGCGCGAAGTTTAAGACGTTTGCCGCTTTGATTTCCTTAGTGGAAGCCATTGAGCGTGCTAGTGCCTTAGTGTAACGTGAAGCAATTGAGCCATACTGACCGTCTTCTTCAGCTTCCTCAGTAACTGCGAAAGCTAAAGCAATTGTCTCATGTTGGTATCGCGCTGTCCATTGTTGCCCAGCATCATCATAAGAAATAGCCGCACCCTCTGTCTTAGTTGGTGCTGACCCAAAACCTGACAACAAAACGTCTTCTTCAAACGCCTTGCTGGAGGTGTTGCTTTCAAATACTGCTAGGTATTCCTCTGGATACTTATCGTATTCAAGACCGAAAAGAGTATTCAGCCCTGGCTCAAGCATTTTAGCAAAACTTGCTCTATTCATAGCCATTGTCTAA